TACCTTTTAAAGTGTAACCTTGTTTTCGTAGCGTATTAAATAAATAAACTCGTTTGTGTATTATTTCAGCTTTACGGTTTTTTTGTGCAAGTCCGTCTTGTTCTATTATTTGTTTTATTAGTTCAATCATTTTTCTATTTGTTTAATTTGAATTATAATGTCATCGTTTTTTTGTATTAAGTTTTTAACGTGCTGGATGTCGTAAGCTTCAACAATTCGTGTTTCTAACTTAACAGGTGCGCCAACATACGCCCAAGTTTTAAATGTTGCTTTGTATCTTTTCATTTCTTTAAATTTAGTTTGTTCGTTTTTTTTTATTCTGCAAATTTCAAAGTATAACATTAAGTCAAATGAACCCCGCCATTGTCGTTGCCACCAATCTAATTGCTCGTAAGTTGTTCCGCTTTTCATATTTCGTGGTAAAAAGTGTAGTTACTATCGTCGTTGTTTATTTTCCATTCCCAAAAATCGTAGTGTGCTAAATCACTGTTTATTATTTCCTGCATTTCAAGGCGTAAATCTTCTAAAAGACGAACCCCCAAAACGTGCGGTTGTAAATGGTCATCCGTTTCAATTATCCACTTTTGCGAAATTTCAACGTCAAGTTCAATAAATGCGTATTCGCTAACTTCGTCATAATCGTTAAATTCCCAAGTTCCAGCTATTGAATATTGCCAACCTAAAAACTCGTAGGTTAATTCCCAACCCCTGTTCCATAATTCTAAATTTCTATTTTCCATTTTACAACGCTTTTAAATACATTAAACAATAGAATATACCACCCAATACAATAAACATCGTTAGAGTGCCTAAAAAGTGCCTTAAAAACGATTTGTGTTCGTCAGTTACAGGCGTAAAATAATTAATTAAGTTTTTCATAGTGTTTTTTTTTAAATTGGTTAAATAAATTTTCTACTTCTTGCATCTGTTCTTTGTTTAAAAATGTAACTAACGTTTGAATAATTAAATGTAGTTGGTTCGTGTTTAGTTTGTTTTCTTGTTGTTGTGTTTCTAAAAAGTCTAATACTTGGTTAAATGTTTTCATAGTTTTTAAATTGTTTCGTTAATAATTATATGCAAATATAAATACTATTTTAATAACTCACAAGTTTTTTAACAATTATTTTTAATTTATTTTTAAAATGCTTGTGTTTATTGGGTTTGCTGAATAGAAAAAAACGTTATAAATATTCATTCTAAATAAGAAAAACGTATAATTCAGGTAAATTTTACTTAATAAATCGGAATTATGCCGTTTATTGTAACAATTTGTGACAAAAAAAACAGCTACGTGCTGGGGAGCTTATAACTGTTTTCTTTTAACTAACTATGAATTGCAAATATAGTTTAATAAATTACAAATACAAACAAAAAACAAATAAAGCACTAAATATATGCGTAAGCCGTGCGATTTGTCCAAATTCTTTATGATGCACGTAGCCTTCAACCGCTCGTGGGACTCCTGTATATCCCATTTTTTTATGCCAACTGTCTGAACCTGACGGACTGCGTAACGTTTCAAATGTAACTCCTATAAAATCTTTACTTGTTTTGTGGTGTACGTGGTGCGAATAAATATAACGGTGTTTAGTTTTGCTCCAAAGTATTGGAAACTCCGTAGCTAATAATAAAGGTAAGTTTTCGATTTTTGCTCCGTCGCCGTGTGTCGTTCCTATTAAATTACTTCCGTACCTAAATGCTTTTCTATGCTTTAAGTCTACGTTAAAACGAATACTTGAATTGCTGAAGTGCGCTTCTATTAACTGCATTAAAAAGAAACCGTGCGTGTAATCGTGGTTTGAAGGATTGTAAACAACTTCAACGTCTGCGAAATTCATTAATTGTTCTAAAAGTTCTATATAAAGATTTTTAGCCATTAAAAAATTGTCGTACCACATTCCGTCTGTGTCTTGTGGCGTTCCACCTGTTGTAGTTCTTCTGGTGTTGTCGGTGTGTAAAATGTCGTTTCCTGCAACGAATAATACTTTGTCTATATAAAACCCTTTTGCTTTGTTCAAGATGCCTTGTAGTCCGTCTTTTGCACGTTTAACGGCTATCTGTGAATTATAGTCTTCGCCTGTTTCAAATGCTGTTGCAAGTTTTCCAATATGTAAGTCTGCAATATCAATTACAAGTAAATGTCCGTCCGTGTCAATATCGTATTTTATAGTTGTATCAGTATATTTCGGGGCGTGTAACTTTACTTCTTTAATACATTCCTCTTTTATTTGTTGAATAGCGTTTAGTTCTTCCTGTTTAAAGTTTGGGTTCTTAAAGAATAAACTTGCTTGTTTTGTTTTTAGCCAACCGTGTTTAACGTCTTTGTCATCAACTCCAGCTTCATCGGTTGCGTTTTTTATTCCACGATACTGCATTAAAACTTCAATCTCGTCTTGTTTAAGTCGAAACCTTGCGCTGTTATTTTTCATAAAAAATTTAGATTAATGATTGTTTTGCGTACTTCCATAAGTACGAAAGTAGTAAACCTATTCCAACTCCAACAAATAATAAATTTAAATTTCCTTTTGGTCTGTTTTTTTTAAGTTCAGTTTTTGCCTTTTGCCCTTCAGCTCGCGACTTTGCTTTTTCAACTATTCGGTCTTTGTAAATAGTTTTAACTTTAATTCTATACTCAATTTTTTTGTCTAATCGTGTTTTAGGAACGTACTCTGTTTTCCATTGTACAATAGTGTCAAAAGTTCTTAAAAAAGTTTCGTAATACGTAGTGTCAAACTTTGTAATTAAAACGCTATCTAACTTTGTTATTTTCAAAGTGTCTGCGGTGTCTTCACAAACATAACCTTTTTTTATTGCTTTGTTCAGGTGATATTGAGCCGAACACGAATAAAGAAAAACGCTAATAATTACTATAAATAGTTTTCCCATTTTTTTTGGTTGCTTTTAATACTTGTTTACGATTTTTAGAACTAAAACTAACGTGAACCCAAGACGGTTGTTCATCGTTTCCAAACTCCCAAATAAGTTGGTCAAAGTCTAACTTGTCTTTAATAAAATGAAACCCTTTAGCGCCTATTTGTAAGTCCATTGCTTCACCTTTTGTATGTTGCGAAGTCTTTGCACCGCCTATTAAACGATTAACTTGTAAACTACGAAAACCTGAACTAATTTGTATCGGTGTGTTTAGGTATATTCTCAAAGGTTCAAAAACGTTTTCACACAATAATTTTGCGCTTTCAATTTGTGACAAACTCATTTCGTTTTTTATTCCACGTAGCGTTGCTATTCCTGAAACTTGAAACTCTTTTAATGTAACGTGTGCGCTTAAATTCATTTTAACTTGTTTAAATCGTCTTTAACTTCTTTTGCCCTTGCAAATAATAACTTCATTGACTGCCAAAGGTCTATTCCTTTAACAACTTTGTAATTTTCGTTTATAGACATTATTTCAATACTTGCCAGAACCAACGCTAACACCTTTGTAATCATTAATGGAACTGAAAAGAAGACCAAAATTATATCGTTAAGAATAAAATAATCTATAAGGTAAAAAAGTATTACTGTCAACTCATAAAGTAAAAGTTTAGAAACTATTGCCGAAAGTTTGCGAGATGTTATTTCTTGTTTTTGGTGTTTTGCTTTCCAAATTCCTGTTGCCGTGTCTGCTAAAATTAACGCAAATAAAAGTCCAAGTATTCCGCTAATAGGTAAAAAAAACGAAAAGCAAATTGTTATAAGTTTCAACGCTGAATTTTTAATTGTGTAAAGTAATAAATATAGTTGTAGTTTCATAATCCTAAATCTTCAAGTGCTTCAGTTAAACTAAAAGTTAAATAAAAAAATAAAGTAACCCCTGCCAAATTAATGTATAATTCTGTGCCTTGACAAATTAAAGAAAACGAAGTTAAAAAACCCGCTATAAAATAAGCTGTTGCTAAATAGTTACTTTTCATTTATTCGCCATCTTATAGAGCTGTTAGTAAAGTGCTGCAGTAAATAAATTAATGTCTGTAAAGGTCTCTTTATTAATAGTACAGGATAGGTCAAATAATATAATACCCTTATCAGTACCGATATGCACTTGACTATCTGATACTAGAGCATAGCTAACTGACTCACCTGAATCATTAGTAAAGTTCTGTAATACATAGTCTGTCTTGTTAAAGGTTATTTTACCTTTGCTTGTTTTTATATTGCTCATTGTTTTATTATTATAAGTTATATCC